TGGATTCTAAGTTCTCTCGACAGTCGAATAAAAGTTTGATACCACCCCCAACGCTCTCCAAAGCTTCCTCCAAATTCAGTCCCTCCCTCGCTGCCTTGCTCTCCAAATGTAATAGGATATTCGATAATAATTCCTTGTTTAAAGTCCAAAAAAAAAGCATAGAACCTATAACAACATCCATTGGAACGTCTTTAAACAGCTCCGCTTTGCTTTCGTCTCCATCGTACTCCTCAATCTCATAAAAGACAGAAACCTTTTTAGTTATTTTACGATACATAACCGAAATTAATAGGGCTAAATTCTCATCTTTGCCGAGTAACGTGTCAATCGTTGCGTGTTCGCCTAAGGTTATTTTCTCAAAGTTTGGAATAAATCCGTACTCAATTTTATTTAATTTAAAAGTTCTAACGAGTGCGGGTTTCTGGTCCAATACTTTCGCTAAGGTTTCAACGATTTCCCCGAAATCATTTACAGGAATTTTCATAACTTCGGCAACTGTTAAATTACAAAATATAGCCACCATTTGAATACATACAAAGGTCTCATCGTCTGAATTATCAGCGATAACCTTTTGATATCTTAGGTATTGAGATAGTTTAATCTCACTTAAATAGGTTGGAATAATAACTCTCATATATATATAACGATAAAATGTGATTTTGTTTATAAAAATAATTTGTTTTCACTAAATTTAAGTGATAATCACCTTACGATGTGGTTTTATAGCTAATTGCATCATTGCAAAATAACGCAAAGCATCGAGTCCGTGATTAAAATCATCGATTGGCTTGTTTAACTTCTTGCCTGTTTTGTCAACATCCCAGCTGTAGTGCCTCAACTCTTTGATTAAATTGGTACTCGATTTTGTAACTAATAATTCTTTTTGCTGTAGCACCGAGATACCAAAATTGATTGAGTCTGCACCTTTAACAACGGGTTTAACATTGTAACCCGCCCTCCTTATTTCCTCGATTGATTTTGGCTCTGCTGAGTCAGCCCAAATCGGAAGTGTTCGCTCTTGCTTCATTAGTGTAATAATATCGGAGTTCAATAGTGAGGTTGAATATATCATTTCGTCAGCGATTATCTTACCATTGTATTCGTAAACTCCGATTAAAGCGGTTGGATCATTGCTATAACCGAAATCGAGTCCACATCCTAAGAACTTCGCCTCACTTGGTATGGTATCTATTTGCTCCCAATTTTGAAATATAACTCCTTCAAGTGAGCCAAGCATTCCCAAACCGTAAACGTTCCACCAGTTCGCCCAATACGTTGATGTGAGTGCTTTAACTTTTGCTTTCTCAATCTCTCTAACGATTGCCGGATCTAGTGCCTCGTTATCCTTGTAAGTTAGGACCACAAAGTCAGAGTCTGCATCGTTTATAAGTTCGGTTTGCACCCAAAACTCATTCGTTGGGTTGTAGTCTAAGTATATAAATTTCTTTGTACGTACAGCGAGTTGTTGGTAGCTTTCAAAGTCAATATTATTGCACTCGTTTACGAATAGAATATCCCTCCTTGCTCCTCTGAGTTTGTCGGGTTGGTCCACACTAAAAAATTCAATATAGGAATTGTTTGAAAACGTATATTTTAACGATGACCGATTGAAATTTGCATCTTTATAATTGTCAGTCAATATCATTATCTTTTGAAAATCCTTTAAAGCTCCCCTTTTTAAATGGGGAATGCTCTCACTAACTATACTAATCTCTGAAAATGGATTTTGTATAGCGTAAGTTATTAATAAAGGTAAAATAGAAAACGTTTTGGAGCTGGAGGTTCCACCTTGCACAATCCGAACACGTTTTCTTAATCGTGCAATTTTACTCTGGGCTGTCGTAGTCTGGAACATCCAAATTGATTGATTGGAAAATAGGTTTTTCTATATTGATATTTTGGTCGATTACTTGCTTCGGCATTCCGTATCTATATTGTAACCATAATTTAATAGCATTTACATCGCTATCCAAAACCTTAGCATAAAGCATTTTCCAAACTGTCTCAGGAATTGCTATTGTGTCTAAAGTTTCAATCAAAGAGAATACCTCTTCTTTTTTAAGTCTTCCCGAGTTTGCTCTCGCTCCTCCGTTGTTTTTTCTTTTATCCTCCATAATTGAAAATTATTTGAAATCCAATTTTATTAATTTGTAATCGGTAGGAGATTCGAACTCCTATTCCCACTAAAAAGCGGATGCTTCCAATTGCACCAACCGATTATTTATTAGCCTTTCCCACCGATTCTACTAACTTGCGTTTAATCACAATTTCAACGCTCCCGATACCGCAATACTGTAAAGTGTATTCGTATTCCCTTTAGTTTTCTTTACTTTCTAAAGCCAGTCTTTTTTTAATTAAATAATTTTGTTATTTCATTTACTTCTGAAGTAAATTCTATTGAATAATGAGAAGTTTCTAAATCTGATTTGCTTAAATAATAAAGAAATCCACTTGGTCTTTGCATTATTCCTGTAATCATTCTTGGATATTGATCCTTATCTGTTTTTAAATAAACAATATCTCCTATTTTAATTTCCATAACTATACAATTTAAATAAATCCTTAATCACTTGCTCGTGAACTTTTGAGCAGTTCGGGCAGTTTGAATTGTCTAATCCAAAGTAATAAAGGTATAATTTATTTAAGTAATCAATATCCTCGAATACTAATTCTGTCCTTTTACCATCGATTACTCTTTGACCTTTTACATCTAAGAATAAAGCAAAATGGTCCTTATCAGTTTGGCTCATTTCCGATTTAACCGTTTTAAAGTTAAATAATCGGTTGAGAGTGAATTTTCTATTTTCGCATCCTTCGCAAGGCTCAATCCCAACGGCTGAGGTTACGGCTGCGATTACATCGCCAAGCCCTTGAATTTCTTTTTTAGTTTTTCTTTTTGCCATTTAGTTTTAATTTAACCATCTTATTAACTCGATGGATAGTTTGTAAATGTATTCCTGTTTGTCTTGAGAGTTCTCGTTGACCAACTAAGGTTGAAAGCTCAAACATAGTTCTTTCATACCAGGTTAAACCTTTTGAAAGTTCTTTATAATCTATTTCCTCAATTATATAATCTATAATTTCCTCCTCCAAAGCTTCAAAACTTCTGAAGTCATCGATTAAAATATCTTTTGATTTAAGAGAGTCGTAGAAAATGGATCGCAGAGTCACAAATATATAACCATCTGACAAAGGTTTTGTTTTATTTGAAACCTTAATATACATTTCCTGTACTAATTCGTCAGCTAAGTCCTTGTCTTTACAAATTTGTAAAGCCATTTTCCTCCATTGGGAGTCCTTCTTAGCTAATTCCTCTAAAATCATAATGTTAACGGATTAAAATACTGTTTTAAAAAACTCAATAAATCCTGGTTACTTTCGATATAATAGGCTGTTCCACTAATAATTAAAACTATTTCGTCTTCATTCTCAACCCAAAAACCGTTTATACTATCAACTACCACCCTAAATTCTACGTATGAACCATTGAAACCGAGATTATCGTCTTCAGTTTCGAGCCACATTTGGGTAGATATTGTGTGCGGTTTAATCATATCGTTACAAATATAACGAAAAAAAGTTGTTTTGTAACAAAATTAAACTTTATTTGTTATAATATTAAAAAGGACATTCCGATTTTTTAGGCTTTAATATTAATTCTTGATAATCTCTTTTAATCTTTTCGGCAATTGCTTGTCTTATAAATTCAGCAACATTTATTTTATAACTTGCTAATTTATTTAGCGTATTATCTTGAACTTCTGAAAATTTTATAGTTCGTGGTTTGTTATATTTTATTGGCTTTGGCATAGATAAGTATTACTTTTATAGCGTGTATTAATGAGTTATGCACAATAATACGGAAACGGTACAGGCGAAAAATTTACGACTTCGCAAGAAACATTTATGTATCTGTCATCTGCTAAACTATTTTCGTGAACGTGTCCGTGAATGTTTCTATAATATCTATCCAATTCGCTTTCGTGAATAGGACAATGTGATAAAACAAAACCTTTGTATTTTATCATTCCGCAAACTGAATTAACATATTTCAACAATTCTTTTACGTGTTGTGGTTGGTCGTGATTTCCTAAGACAACTTTTTTGTAACCGTTCAATTTGTCAAGTAATGGATAAGGAGTTGATTTTTCCATTGTGATGTCTCCTAAAATCCAAACAGTATCTCTTTTAGAAACAACTTTATTCCATTGTTCGATAATAAAATTGTCGTGTTCGGTTTCGTCTTTAAAACCTCGTTTAATAGCCATATTTTTGTGGCTTAAATGCAAATCTGAAATAATGAATACTTTTCCCATATCGAGTAAAATTACTGTGCATAACAGCGTATATATGCCATTGCTACACTTGGATTAATTTAAAAATTAGTATGTACTTGTTTTTATCCGTGATTAATCGGAAATTCGGTTTTATCTTTACACAACATCATATATACGCAAAACGTTATGGTTAATGCTACATTTCGTTTTCATAAGAACAATCCAATTTCATTGAAAATTCTTTTTTCAGCGATTTTCACATATTCAGGATTTAATTCTATTCCTAAATAATTTCTATTTGATTTTTTAGCATATAATCCTGTTGTTCCGCTTCCGAAAAATGGATCTAAAACTAATCCTTGTTCTGGACAACCTGATTTTATCATTCGCTCAACTAATTTTTGAGGATATGTAGCAAAATGAGCTTCGGTTGATGGTTCTGTATTTATACTCCAAACTGTTCTCATATTTTTGCCATCTTCATTTGGTCGCATATTTCGTTTTCGATATGTTGTTTGTCCTGTTCCTCCATCCCAAGTACTTTCTCCATTTGCATCTAACTTTTCGCCACCCCATCTATTCATTGGGCTTGTATATGGTTCAAGTTGTTGCTCAAAGTAATAATCAGTTGGTTGCTTCACAAAGAAAAACACCTTTTCAAAATCAACCGTAAATCTATCCTTTGCACTTGATGGCATTTGATTAGGTTTATGCCAGATAACTTGATTTCTAAGTGTCCATCCTCTATCAATCATTTCTATTGCAAATCTTTCAGGAACAAGACAAAGGCTTTTGTGCATATTAATATTTGGTTGTTTTACTTTTCTAGTTTCGGTATGTCCGTATTTAGGTTCTGTAAATCCTCCAGCCATTCCTCCACTTTGTGTTCCATAAGTATCTCCTAAATTCACAAAACAAGTTCCTGTTGGCTTCAAAACTCTTTGTACTTCGTCAAATACATTACATAGATTATCTACAAAGTCTTTAAAATGCTTTTCGCTTCCAAGTTGTTCATCGTGTCCGTAATCTCTCAATCCCCAATAAGGCGGAGAAGTAATACAGCAGTCAATAGAATTATCTGGTATTGTTTTCAATACTTCTAATGAGTTTCCATTAAGTATTTTGTTTAACAAATCCGCACTAACCATAACACTCGTTTGGCAAGATTTGGGATTTTCGTTTATATCGTTGTTTATCATATTTTGTTTTAAATTAGAAATTATAGGGTTTCAACCCCAAACCTCGCCAAGCGAGATAACGTTATTTAAAATCCACTTCGTAATCGCTCCACACTTTTACAATTGCTCCAGCTTGGATCAGTTCCTCGAGTCGCATCTGTTGTAAGGGTGCGAGCTTGCCGTTTTCTCGTTTGACTTCTATAAACATAGCCTTGCCGTTTTTAATCGCTAAAAGGTCTGGTATTCCATTTGTGGAGGTTTTAATTAGTTTGGTTACAAACCAACCTCGCTCCTGTAGTTTCTTTTTAATCTTTGTTTGGATTTGCTGTTCTGTCATAATATCCAGGTTATTATTTTTAATATTCCTAAACATACTACAATTAATGAAATCCACATTGCGACTTCTACGATAACCTGTTCTTTTTGATTCATAATCTTACATATTTTAGTTAAATTCTTTTCTTAGTATTGTATCTATTTTATTGGTAGCCAAATCCATCATAATCACTTTTTATATAGCTGAACGCCTTTATTTTGGTAATAAATAGCACGTTATTTTTGATTCATAATCTTACATATTTTCGTTAAATTCTTTTCTTAGTATTGTATCTATTTTATTCGTCAATTCGTGAAAGTAGGTGCTCTTTTGAATTGTGTACGTGTCGGCAACGTTATTATTAAGTTCCTCACATAGTCCAATTATATCGGATTTGTATTTTACCATTTTGTCAGTCGTTGGATTGAGTTCGTCTAATACTTCGAGTTGAAGTTGACAAATACAATATAGTTTATGCATTAAAATGTTTTTACGTTTTGGTTTCATATTTCTTTAATTGTAATTTTAAAAAAGTGTAATTTCGGATAAATAGTTGTAAAATAATAAATCGCCTCTTCGGGTGTGTTGGCTATTATTTTCTCAATCTTGAAATCCTTCTCATCGTTGTAACGGAACCAGCCTTCAATTTCAAATGTTTTCATAATGTTTTTTTTAAAAAATTGTCTAAATAATCAAACTCTAACTCAAAAAACTCTCCGGTATCTAAATACTTAAAAGTGTAAATCCAATGAAAGCAAAACGCTTTTTTAGTATTACTCCACTTACTTGGGAACTCTTCATTTATTCTGTGCCCTATACATTTAAACTCTCGGTTATTCGTTCCAACCTGTGGCTCAAAATGTAAATATATTTTCTGATTTTTAATTGTTAGGTAGTCCATAATCTTTTATCATTGGTGATGGTATTAATAGTATAATATCTGTCATTAATTCATAATTAAAATAAAATATTGGAATACCTTTGTATTCTTTTAAACCATTATTCCATTTGTTACTACAACAAAAAGCATAATCATCTAAACTATATGCAGCATTCTGTTTAATTAAAATATCTGTCATTTTTTTTTTAAATTCTATATTGTCCATATCTTAAAAATTTTTAATTGCCCAATTGGCATAATCAATAATCTTTTTAAAATCCTCTTTGTCTTGGTCTTTTTTTCTCCAACAGTATTTATCAATATTGAATTTACAAATAGCGATAATTTCCTCCTTTGTGAGATTGCTCTCGGATCGTTGAAATGTATCGATTCCGATTTGGTATTGCTTTGGTTTGTCTTTTTTCATAATTCTTTTAAAAAATAAATCCCTCTCGATTGATACCGCCAAGTACAAAAGAGAAGGATTGTTAATGTTTTCACTTTGGCGGTTGTACAAATATACAAAATCATTTTTTTATTATATTTTATTTTAACATAATATTAACTTATATTATTTTCTTTAAAAATTTTTAGTGTATAATCTTTTTTCTTTAATACTGTTTTGTAAATGTCGTTTTCAATACCTCCTTTGCTAAATATCCAAAAGACCTCGTTTTCTAAACGATCTTTTGTAGACATTCTATCACGACTTTGCCAGTAACTTGAGGATGAAAAATCAATATTGTAATAGACTAGATATTTTGCTTTCTTAAGGCTTATTCCTTCTTTGCCGCTTTGAATCTGCAAAGCAATACATTTATCGGTATTGTCGAACTCCTCAACATCGTTTGTCAAGTTTTCGCCACCAAAAACTTGACTTAATGCATTCCACTCCTCTTTAAACTTGTAAAAAATAGCAATTTTTACCCCCGAAAAATTTTCGAGTATAAACAACGCCTTTGAATTATCAATTACTTTAGAGCTTCCATCCTCAAATTTACAAGTACCGGAGCTTAGTTGGTGTATCTTTTGCATAAGTTTGACTCCAGTATCTCCGAGAATAACCTGCCCCTCTGGATTTTTAACAACCAAATCCTTTTTAAGTTTGTCAATTATAAGCTTTGTAATCGGAAGCATCTCGCACTCGAGGACCATCTCTTTAACCGAAGTAGTAAAACCCGCTTGAGCTTGAGTAAAAGTTATAATATAGTTTTGTAGTATTCGTTTGATTAGCGTTTCATTCGCTTGGCTATAATCTTTTATTACAGCGTAACCGATATTCCTTTGTTTTATATCTACAAAGTCAACCGCCCATTTGTAAAAGTTCACATACTTTTTAAAAGGTGAGTGATCCGATACCCAAAACTGATTGAACCATTGCGAGTGACTCTCTGGAGTTGGTGTTCCACTTAAAAAAATCATTGGCAAATGTGAGTAACGTTTTTTAAATAGTACCGCTACTTTGTTCGGCTTAGGAAATGCTCCATATTTGTGATGCTCATCCGAAACGATTAAATCAAAGTCAGTATCTAAAATTTTATGTAAACTTTGGTCGTTAATAATTACAATTTCAAAATCAAATCCAAAGTTATCATAGTCAAATTGAATTGACGAAATAGCTTTTTTCTTAGTTATAAAAAGTATTTTTTTAGCTCCGAATAATTTTGCAATATTCAAAGCGGTTAATGTCTTTCCGCAACGAACCTCCATCGCTAAATAAACAATATTTTTATGTTTGAGAATTTCAACTCCTTGAGCCGAAAGTTTCTCTTGGTATGGTCTAAGTTCCATAATCTAAAAAGCTATATCGTCAACCTCATTAAGTTGCCCTGTTTTAATTGTGAACCATCTCATCCCGTTGGTGTTTCCTTCCAAATATTCAGCTCCTATAAAGTTGCAATACTTTTGTATCCAAATATTAAATTTCTTATTTGTTAACCATTTTTTATAATCCTGGTATTCAGTTGTAAAATTATTAAAATACAAAGATTTTTCGAGTCTGTCATTGTGTGCTACATTCTCTTTGTCTTTTACCCATTCCAAAAACTCCATCGAAGTCTCAGCGATAAATTTACGCATTTTAATATTCTTAGCATTTTGCGGAACTAAACCAAGCTTTAAATATGACTGTAAACAATTAACCATATAATTATCAAATCTTTGGTAATCCAACTCATCCCAATCGTCAAACAATTGCCTATCAAACTCATCGTAAGGTGTTAATGATTTACCATAAAATTGAGCGAACTCGATTTCGTGTCTTCTCCTGTCGTGTGAGTTTCCTTCTCCTTTAATTGCGTAGTTGGTGCTCAAAATCATTTTAGGACTTTCCTCAACTTTTAATTTGATAGCATCTTTATTTTTACGCTCCAAAGTCATTCCTTCAGTAACCAAACTAAATTTACTCTCAAAGTCAAAATTTTTCTTAACATCGTCAAAGACTAAAATTTGAGTCTCTGGAGAAACTGTTTGATAAGGAAATGATTTTTTATCGTCAAAGCTTTTACCATCTAAAATACTAACTTTCCTAATTTGTTTTAAACCTTGAACAAACAATCCCTTTCCTGTTCCTCCCTCTGGGTTTTCGCTTATTACCTCATCGTTTAAGATTATAGCCTTATTATTCATTTTATTTTTATAGGTACTCAAAAGATACCCTATAACGCATTCAATTGCGATTGGCTCGTTACTACTTATATTTTTAATAAAGGTAGCGTATTCGTTTTTAAAATCATCTATAGTATTGTAGTTTCGGTTTATGATTTGACTCTGCCAAACGTAACCATCAACATCGATATAATCTACCATTTTAATTGTGTCTTTTGTAATCTCTAAAATACCATTCTCAAAAGCAATAAAAGATTTTGTTTTGGTATCTTTTAACATTAATAATTCAACGCTATCAATCATAGATAAATAGTTCTCTGAAAATATGTTTTGATAGGCTGCACAATAATTCCAAATATCTAACTCCTTGCGTTCGATTAAATAATTTAAAACAAAGTCTTTGATTTTCTCGGTTGAGGTTTCAACTACTTTATTGGAACTAATATAAATCCACGTAGCCTTTTGAGCATTCGATTGAAAATACTTTTTAAAACCATTAC